CCTCTACCTTTGAGGCTTGCGCAATTGTCATAGATGAGCTTCTTGCGTAGCTCTGGTATTAATATTTCTTTACAAAGAGCATGAACTGGAACTCGTTCTTTGAACGGAACTGGCGTGATGTGTCTCACTTTGCCTCGTTCTGATATCGTGAACTCTACGCCTTTGTGATAGGCTGTCGCTCCATCCTTGTGAGCTTTGATTGTGTCACTAATGTGTGACAGTGCATCAAATCCATATAATTGAACTGATTTCTTATACTTGATTGGTTTTCTTATCTCTAAGAATGAATCATATAATGTATCAGCATTGTAAATATCATCCATTGTTTTCATAATAAAAATTTTGGACTCCGCTTATAGCATCATCTGACGTATCAGGACGCGTCAGAGCCCACGATTTACCTTTATATAAAGGAGGGCTAGTACATCTCCTTGCCTGTGGATACCGCTTTTGCTCGTAGCTATTTGCGAACTCAGGTAATCGGGCGAACGCCGATGGCATTCGAAGCATCGTTGTTGTTCGAGTTGCCGTTGTTGTTCACGTTGCACGCGTTAGCAGAGGACGCGACACATAGATGTATGCCCAAATTAATCAAGCCTCCTGTAATTTCTTTAAAACTTTATTGTCTGCTTTTCTCCAGTTCTTGATATGATTCTTTTCATCTCGAATCATATCGTTGTACTGTAAATACTTATTTCTTGGAATAGGAAGAACTTTTGCTGCATAATTAAGTTCTTGCTTAATCTTTTCACAATCAGCGATAGCGCGCGTCATATATTTTCGCCTTGCTCCATATTCCGAAACATTGGTGATATATATTGTATTTGCTTCGGTTAAATCCATTATGAGGTCGGCTGCGTATCCGAAGATACGCTCTCGGACCTCTTTGTATAACCAATAATCTTTGTTTTTAGTTATTCTTCCATCTTCTGTTCTGATATATTCCTTATCATCCCCGAAATCCTCTTTTAACATTTCTGTTATCTTTGTCCGTAGCGTGAGAGCTACTTCGAAAAATTCTTCTGATGATACCGGTCTCTTGCTTTTCGGTATGCTCATTATTCTGTCTCTCCTTAGTTAGTCTATCTTTTGATCAAATCCGCCCCATGGAAGGGGCGGAATTTGAGCTTACGCAATGAAGGCAAGCGGGCGAACGCCGAGGGCAAGCGAAGCAGCGTTGGCGTGCGAGGAGCCGGTGTCGTACACGCCGCACGCGCCAGCAGAGGACGCGACATTCTTGGTCCAAGTATGCCTAGCGTATTGAGTGTTAGCAATATCGCCAAGGAAATCTTGATAGCTCATGCCAGCCTTAAAGATTGCGAGCTGTTCCTTTTGAACGCCTGCATCATATCCGCTAGATTCAAAACCATCTCCACCAGTGAGGTTTTGAATAGATGGTAGTGTACATTTTTTTACGGCTGAATTATCGCTTGAGTCATACCATGCCCAGCTACTTGAAGCTCCTGCCCATGCGCTGTAGCCTTTGCATGAAGCGGATGTGTTAATTGCGTTTGTTTCCAAATTGTAGAAGCTCAATACCTTAATTCCATGATCTACGAAATCAGCCTTGAGCCAGTTAGTGTATACCTTAGGCAATACTGTGTTTCTGATGTAAGAGCTATGATAAGCTCCTGTAGTATCATTTGCACCTACACCCGTTCTGCTTCCTGATGTAGCTTGCCATGGTGCGCAGCCTTGTACTGTGTTAATAGTTGTGTCTCCGGTCCATAATTGGCCTGCCCACAGAAGTTCAGATACTCCTATTAACTGTTGTGGCATTATTGCTAAGTGATGTGTGCTTTCAGCGTAATCTGTTTGGCCAAACCCGCTAGTTCTATTGCCATACCAGTAATCCAAATCAACTATCCACCACTTAGTGCCTGTAGTCTTTCCAATAATATAGTTTCCAGGATTTACGTCTGAGAAATCACCTGCTGCGATTTTTGTTCTTAGTTCTGAGTCTGCTGCATAAATCTCGTCAGAGATATTTTTAATCACAATAAGTCCATTTTTTTCTGCTGCTGTCTTTCCTAAGATAGCTTTTTTGTACACCAATCTGAGGATTGCCTTAATTGTGCCATCCTCAATATCGCTAATATCTGTGTCTCCTAAATCAGTCTCTATGGTGTCAATTCTATCCAATACATCCTCGAACATCTCGATTGTTGGTGTTGCGGCTGGGTTTGTTGAAATGACTACAGAGCTTGAATTTGAAACCTTAACATCAAATGTGTAACTATAGCCCGTTGGTGTCTCGCCGCTAACATATGCTGGCATCCAGTCAGGATGTTCATCCGCAATACTTACAGCGTATAAAATTTGATTTCCATCTCCATCTTCAGCAATGAGGCCTATCGCATTGATATAATATGCCTCTTGTACACTTGTGTTATCCACTCTAGTAAACACCTTAACTGTTTTACTATCTGTGATGGATGTTCCAGACACTAAGGTTGTTTGTTCCACATCTTCCAATGATTCAAGCGTTGCCAAATCACCAATTGTATATGTGTGTGATGATGTCTGAAGGTTAGTGAAAGTAGCTGTCGTTTCATTAGCTATCAGTCTGGTCATCAAATCTTGACCAGCGTTTGTAATTACTAAGTCTTGCATTGTTATCCTCCTTAAGCTGTTGTTATTTGAATATGCTTGCTTCTTGTAACACCGCCTGCATATTTAATTTCTGCTTCTAATTCATAATTAGATGTATCAATAGTTCTTAAATGAATGTGTTTTCCTTTGACCATTCCAGCACCATACTTAACTTGGCCATCGAGGTTCCTTGCTACCTCTACCTCATCCATTACTGATCTTGCTGCTTTTACCTTCTTTATTACATTCGTAAATACGGTATTTGCATCTTCAGTTAGGACATCATAGATAATAGGTTTGAAGTGATATGGTTCTCCGCTGTATTCGTACCAAGGCTTAAACTCTGCCTTCGTAAATACGATATCAAGAAGCTGGCCAATTGCTTTTTGTGTGCCAGCATATCGTTGCATAGCCAATGATGTTTGCAATAATTTAAGCTTCATATCATCGTCGTATTCTGAGCGATAATATGGAGCTTTTATACATAGAGCTATGTAATCGTAATACTTAGGGTCTACATTTTCTAAATCTGACCAAACCGTAAGTTGATTGGCCAAAGCGTGAAACTTTTTCATCTGCTTATCCAACGCATACCCGAAACATTCAGATTCAATATCCTGAATATTAGGAGGTAATGATAAAAAAGTACTTCCTAAATCATCAAAGTTGTACATTCTATACCTCCTACTCTTTATCGTATCCGCCAAATGTCAGTGAGATATTTGAGCAGATAGCTACTTCATCCTCTTCTACTGCTATGTACTCTGGAGTTGTAATAACAATTCTCGAACCGCCCGCAGCGTTTACATAGGATCTCAAAATATCAGGATTAATTGCGCGGCCAATCTTACTCTTTGTGTACTCAGCAAATTCATCTGCTGAATCCTCGATGGCTTCTTTTATACCATCAGCTATTTCTTTCTTATCTTCTGGCAAATAGTATGTAGCCTCTATTTGGTAATCAACAGCTGTTGGGGCTTTCATTTCCACCTTGTCTGTATCAGGTGTCTTTTGTAGTTCCATAATGAAGTTATACACGTCTTCAAGATAAGCTGTTGTTGGTAGCGTTCCGTTCTGTAATAAGATATATATCTGAACTACAGCCTCATCGCTCGTGATTATCTTTGCGTCAACAATATTGCTGCTATACGCCTTTGCAAATTCCTCATATGCACCTATAGGTCCAGCTGATGAGTATATGTCTGAGAAATTGAATATCAACTCTCTAAGTTCTTGGTCGGTATATTCATCGTGGCCACCTGCGCTCTCAGTTGTATTTTCAACACTAGCAACTAAGTTTACTGGGTCAGTAATAATATTTAATTGACCTTCGATATATCCGTTGCCTTTGGTTCCCTCTTCGGTGCAGGTTGCGGCTGTATCTCCATACAGAGAGCCTGCCGGGATTACCAAATCTTCATCTGTTGCAAAATAAATATGGTCTCCACATGTTGCTCTTGTTCCTGCAGGTACTGTTATATCCACCTGCTGCACTGCTGCAAGAGTAAACCTAAGTGTTACAGTAGCAGCTTCTAGGCCACTTTCTGTGTATCCAAAATTAGCAGCCCAATTCTTAAGGAATGAACCATACATGTACTGAATAAAGTTCAGCTTATGTCGTTCATTCATTATGGCTGCTAATTGATATATCTTGCCCGCTGTTGTAGCAATCATTAACCTTCTTGAGTCGGCTGGATATAAGGTTAATTCCTCGCCCGTGAGTTCCTTATACCTTGCCTCGTAGTCGGCTATCATTTCATTTGTTATCGACTCTATTGTTATTCCCTCATCATCCAAAAGATTGATTTCAGGCAAATTATCTAGTGCACTAATATTAGACATTTCCAATCACCACCTTTGCGTTATTATCGTCTGTAAACTTAACCTCAGATACTTTCACTCTGTCTTCCCATATTCCACACTGGGTGATAACCTCGGTGGCGTATTGGTTCTTTGCTACGTCAGAATCCGTTTCCGGCGGATATTTTTTTATTCCCATAGACCTCATGTAAGGAGCTGTGCCGTAAGGGGTGCTCGCGATGGTACTGATGCTATTTTCTATAGCATCAATTTCTGTCTCTGTCATTGTTCTTTTTCTATCTTCTGAATACTCTAATGTCACTGGCTACCTCCTTACTTTGGTATTGTTAGTACTTGCCCAGGATATATGAGATTTGGATTCTTAATTATGCTTTTATTGGCGTTATATATCTTGGTGTACTGACTACCTTTTCCATAATACTTCTTTGCAATATTCCATAAGCAGTCGCCTTTAACAACGGTGTGAGTATCACTGGTTGTTGCCTTTGGAGTTTGCGTCTCTCCTATAGTGGTTGCTGGTGGTATTGTATCTATTGCTGCCACCTGATTAGCATACTCTTTTAGAGTTACCTGGAATCCAATTGCAATTGGTCTTCCATCGGTATGAAGAATCTTGTATGTCTCTGTTAAATTTGTTATCACAAACGGATTGTCACCTACTTGTTTGCCACCCAAAACAAAGTTCTCGGCTGTGCCTCCCGATTTCTGCTGATAGAGCTGGCCTTCTACCTCGAGTGGTTTAACTCCAAAGTTTGCATTTGCTTCTATGGACATGGTTAATTCATCTAATCCATCTGCATTAAATTCCAAATACGACTTCTCGCCGTTTCTCTCATGCTCTGCAAATGAAGCTGTAGAGCTCCTTGATAAATCATGGAATGAGAGTATCTGATTCCTATTTGAAACAGATTTACAATAAAAATTGATATCCCCTAAGCTTCCTACATTTGACATCTAATCACCCCTGCGTAAGTGTTTTATAAACAAGTTCATCCACAATCATCTTTTTGGCCGTAAATTCCATTTCTTTAGATGTTGGTGTGTACTTCATCATTGTTCCATCACTAAACTCTTTTACAAATATCTCTGGTCCCGTTTCTGAAGGTGCGTTCCCGTCCAAAAAGATTTTTCCAAGAATTACGCCTTTTCCTATTTGACCATTAATCTCTTCAAATAACGCTGCTACTGTATCACCAGCGCTTGGCATCTCGTAAAACATCGATAAAAATGGCACTGAATTAATCACCGCATTTTCCTTATCAGGCAATGTGACATTCGCTGTACCTGAGGCATAATTGATGGATGATATCTTTGCATAAAATAAAGTTGCCATGATACCTCCTAAAAATCTGTAACAGTAATATGAGCTGTAATTGAAACGGTATATTTGCCGCTTGATTTAGAATGCGTCACGGAATCTATGAAATACTTTCCATCAAGCTTTCCAAATCCTTTTAGATTAAAGCAATCCGCAGCCATATACTTAGCGCTTCCCATCATCTTCAAGGTGACGGTTTGACTGTTTCGAATATTCTCTCTAAGAGCTGCTTTTGCCTTCTTTTCAGCGTCACTGTACGACTCTGCTTTAGTGGTCAAAAACAGTTGTCGATTACCTTCTTTGCCAGGTATCGTATACTCATAGGTTAAGGTGTCTCCCTTTTTGCCATTGGTATATTGCACCTTTAC